ATTGTTATTGTTGTATTTGTTGGTGTAGTTACAACCATAAATTTTTTGTCATCAAAATCAGAAGCACTAAAATTAGAATTAGTTATAGCGGTAAAATTATCCATTAATAATATATCACCTGGAACTAAATTGTGAGCAGAGGGGTATGTTATTGTTACAGTTGGTGATCCATTGGTCGTGCTGAATGCACTTGTAAGAGTTGTTGTTGATTGGATCGGGTGTATGTCATAAAATACACCACCAGAGAACGCATATAAAATTCTATTTGTTCCTATAATTGCGTACTTTCTAGATAGACTATTTATAAAATGATGTAAACCTCTTCCAGCACCTGTTAATTCATTTTGATTTGTATTACCTAATTGATTCCAACCACCTATTTTTTCAGGTGTACCATATCTAAATCTAACATTATCACAATCTACCCACTGACCTTCTGCAGTAGTTTCTGATATTTGTTTATTGATACCTGGCTGAAATCCTATTTTTTGTAACATAGCGGCTAACTATAACATTATTTAACATCAAAAGGAAGACCAAGGTGAAGCCTCTTATCAAATCTATTTTCAGTTCCTTGTGTATCTATATCGTTATAATGTAAGAAAACTTGACCACAATTTTCACCTTCAAACGGTTCTCGCCAGTGCTCTAACTCACATCCAGAATATATCAACATATCTCCAGGAGATAATTTTATTTTAACAACTTTGTCTGTTTTTAAATATATAGGCCATTTTTCACCTCCTAAATTCATTGTAGTAGATATTTTACAACTAGGTCTGTCTATATGTTTTTTTAAAACATCTCCTCTTTTGTATACTCTAGCATAAGCATAAGTAGGAATTAAATTTAAGCCTGTTTCTTTTTCCATTAAAGGTTTTACTTTCATAAGCAATGTTTCCATCGCAACATCGCCATATATAGAATAAGTATTAGGAACCTGGGAATCCTCCCATTCTCCAAAGTATTTGTTAAAAGGAGATATATAAGTTGCGTCCAACAAAGTTTTACAAACTTGTCTTTTTAATAACAGATACTTGTAGGCAAAGTCAGCTATTTCTGAACTAACTGCATTTTTTATAATAGAATAATTGTTTATTTTAAAAGTCATTGTTTTGGCGTTACAGACAAGTTAAATGATAAACTAATTCTGTCCTCTGTTGATTTGTTTTCTTCTACAAGATGCTCAACATATGAAGGAAACATTACAAATCTATTCTCTTCTGGTTTTATAAAAAAACTTACACAATTTAATATATTAGATTCTTTAGCAGGTAAATCACATATGCCATCCATTCTATACATAGAGTCTTTTATGAAAACAACATTACCAGAATTTTCTGGAATCTTTAAATAAAAAATACATGCAAACTCTGAACTAGGGTGAACATGTGGTCTATTAAAATCATCTTTATTATTTATATTTATCCAAGCATTTTTAACTTTGATTTCTAGTTTATGATCAAATGCATAAGCATCTAAATTTTTATTAATGATTGATTGTAACTTACTTATTAATTTTTGAAACTCTTTAGAGTTTTGTATTGTGCTAGTTTGATACCCTCCAACATTTGTTTTTTGTTGTGAAGGTTCTTTTAATTTAATTTCATAAGCTAGTTTTATTAAAGCTTCTTTTTCAGAGTCTGTATCTATAACATCTTCTATAAAAACAGGTGTAGAAAACATAGTAAAATGTGTCATAACGTTATCCTTGATGTTGGATTCCCTAAATCTCCTTTAGGTAAAACATTAAAAGCTATTGAATATCTATCTTCTTGCCCATGATATTTATCTATTTGATGAAACAAATAATTAGGAAACAAGATCATTTCATTTTTGTTACTTTGAACATAATAAGACAAAGAGTTATATTTATTGTATTCTGTAGGTTCTATATTCCAAAAATCACTTGTATATGGTTTGTGTATTTTTATTTGATTGTTATTTTTTAAATAAAAAACACCACTTAAAATACAGTGAGAATGTTTATGCATTGATGAATATCCTCCTGTTTTAGTTTTAGTAGCCCAAGCTTCAATAATTTCAAATTCTACATTTAATTTCATCTTATCATTTAACCAATCATCACAAGCTTGTATAACATTTTTTTTTAAATCAGGTAGTTTATCTAATAGTGATTTACAGTCAGAACTTCTTAGACAATCTTTACCTTCAATAGGAACGTATGTTAAGTTTTTTAAAACATCTAATATTTCGTCACAGTTTAGATTAAACTTATATTTTAATATGGGTTCAGCAAATAAATTTAAGTCTTCTACGTTCATACTTCTTTAAAATCCATGGCTATTGTTATTCTTTCTTCTTTACATTTCATAACACTATGAGGTGTTTGTGAATTAAATAGCACTAACATTCCATCTCTTTCAGGTATTGAAATCAATTTATTATTTAAATCATAAAAAATCAAGGGATTATATTTAGAAGCTTTAATTATTAATACAGAACTTATGGCATCTTTTCTATGATCATGCATTTTTGCATGGTCTCCTTTTTCATAAAAGTTTATCCAATGACATTTCATCGCCCATCTTTTATTAGTAATTCTAAACAAGTTTTCACAGATGTCTCTTTCTAATACTTTAAAAAAACGATAGCTTGGATTAAATCCTGAAGTTCTTGCTTCTACTGAATTTAATTTTTTTGTCCATTTATCTTTTTCTTTATATATAAAGTTTTTAATATTATTATTAACTTTTTTATCAATGTATGAGAAAGTAAAATTAATCATTTTTTAATGGTTGGTTGTGATGACAGAACCAACCTGTTACAATCCATTTTTCAAAATTACAAGGTAGTCCCCTGTGGGTATGAGTAAAATCAGAGGGCCATAAGACAGTCAAACCTTTTTTTGGTTTTAATTTAACTTTTTGAAAAAGAAATTCTGTTTCTCCTCCCTCTTCTATATCATTTAAATATGTCATGAAAACAACTTGCCTAGTGATATCTTGCAAAGACCCTCTTTCATAATGATATTTAAAAAAACCACCTTCTTTAGCAGGATAATATTGAATATTGGTTCCTGCTTCATTAGTTCTTAAATATCCTGATATTCCAAAATAATTTAAATACTCAGAAATAAAATTAGATATTTCTTTAAAATATTCTTGTATAAAAAGGTTTTGATTACTATTAAAAAAAGTAACATCTATTGAATTTTTAATTTTTTTATCTAACCCCGAATACGTATATCCCTCACCTTTGTACTCAAAGTTATTTTTATGATACTCTATAAATTTATCACATAAACCTATATTTTTTAAATTGTATGATCTTATAAAAGTTTCCATTATTTATAATTTATATTTATATTAAACCTAGCTTTAGCATTTGTACAAGTTGAACTAGCGTGTTCCTTATGTCCTTCAAAAAATAAAATCCTGTTTTCTACAGAATTAATTTGTTTGTTTTCAAATGAAGTAAAACCATCGCATGTATTCAAAGAAAACAAAGCTGCTTTGTGTTCGTAGGAATAATCTACGTGCATTTTATTTTTAATTATTTTTTCTGTTTTGGGATATAAATTTACTTTAATTCTTATGATCTCAGTAGATGGTATAAAAGATAATAAATTTTTTATAAATAAATTCCAATACTGACTTGCAACGTTATCATTAAACACACTATGTGTCATATAATAACTTAAATCTTCTTCATGATTTTTATGATGTATGTTGACTTCATCTTGAAAATACCACGGAAAATAATTACTAAATATTTCTTTTTTTAATATATCTAAATTTTCTTTAGGTAAAAAATTATCTTTTATTTCGTAATTCATTATCTATATGGCTTTCCATCTGTCCAAATTACCAAACTATATCTTGTGCCTGAAGTCACGGATTTTACTCTATGCCAGACAAAAGAAGGAAACACAATTACAGTTCCTTTAGAAGCTATGTTTCTTAAATCGTGAATTTTTTTAGGTAAATGTGGAGGGCCGTCCATAGCTATTTCTAGTTCTCCTCCTTGATACTCTGTGTAATCATTTAAACAGACAGTAACAGAAACTTTTCTTATTAGACCTATTACATCATCAAATGGTGCGTTTTTTTCATTATTTTCAGTCTTTTGATTTTGCGGTAAATAAGGTCGAACCCAAGCATCCACGTGCCAATCATAATATTGCCCTGGATCGTAAATAGTAAACTGACAATGTTCACTACGATTTAAATCGTAGTTCCATTTAGCGTTTTCATTTGCTTTTAAAATATAAGGATGGATTTCATTATAAATCCATTTTTCATCTAACCAAGCTACGTTAGATTTTCTAATTTTAGGATTAAGTTTTTCATCGCCGACAATGGCTTTTTGTTTATTTTGTTGAAGTCCAAATTTAATTATATCGTCACAAATATTTTTTGGAATAACATCCCTAAAATACCAGTAACTATTCTCTACGTTCATTCTATAGAGTTTTATATATTAATAAAAAGAAAAGTCTAGTTAGTCCAAGTATCGTTTTTTTGATTTGCAAACACGTCTTGCATGCTCCAAACTCCTGAAGCTGCTGTAACAACACTAACTTCTCTAACAATAATAGTTCCGTCTCCACCGTCTCCAGCTGCAGCACCTATTGCTCCTTGTTCTCCAGCGCCACCACCGCCGCCGCCTGAACCGTCTGTACCTGGTTGACCAGGTCCACTAGGGTTTCCTGAACCACCGTCTCCGCCGCCTCCAGCGGCATTACCGCTTCCAGCATTTCCATTATCAGGTCTACAGCCGCCTCCGCCGCCGCCGCCATATCTTCCATTTGGACCCCAATAATAAGGTTGAGGGGCGTTTCCAAATACTGGTGTAGCATCTACGTTACCACCGCCACCTCCAGCGCCAGATCCCGTCCCTGTACCACCTGCACTGCCAGCTCCACCACCGCCGCCAGGTATATTAGTAGAGTTAGTGTTTCCACCATTGTTTCCTTCTGGTGGTGAATAACCTCCAGCGTTTCCATTTCCTACGTAAGGATTTTCTGGAGAAGTAGCAGAACCTCCACCAGATCCACCATCTAAAACATTTGTATTAGGAAAATTAGGTTGACCACCTAAACCATTTCCCATACCAGAGCCACCTCCAGTAGCACTGATAGGTCCGAAAGAGCTGTCACCTCCTTGAGCAGTTAAATAAGGCTGTCCATTTAAATTTAATCCTGTTCCTCCTGCTCCAATTGTAACAGACACAGGTTGTCCTGCAGTTACTGGATGAGCTGGAAGTAATCTAACACCTCCGCCGCCTCCAGCGCTTCCGTTTGATTGAGTTCTGTGACCTCCACCGCCGCCTCCAGCTACAACTAATAAACCTACGTTTTGTGTTTTCTTAGCTACAAAAGTTCCAGGTGATGAAAAAGGTGTTATTACATCTCCTACTGTTGGATCATTGATTGGTCCTATAATTCCGCCATTTGCCATAATAATCTCCTTATACTATATCTTCCTCTGCAAGAAAAGAAGAACTTGATGCGTCCCATCTTCTCATTTTATTTTCAGAAAGTGGATTTTTTTTACAAATCCAAGTTGTTAAACTTTCATTCCATTCTATTGGATAAAAGTCAAAAATTCCAATTCTATCTCCATTGTCATCTAAATCGTCAGTTAATCTATAATTTTGTATATCTACAGATGGAGCTGCAACAGGAGGTTCATGTAGTCCTGATGTAGTATTTAAAATCCAACTTGGGTATGATTGTTTATCTGTAAAAATGTTGTGAGTAGAATTCCATAGAGAATTAGGTCCAGCATACATACCTCTTTCAGGGCCATATTTATAAGTTTGTTTCCAATAAGTGTCTGGATAACTTAAACCTTGTGATTCGTAATGTTCTTTTAATCTAACACCTTGTGGGATGTTATCTTTTACCCATTGTTCTGATTCAGTTGAATTGTTACCACCGTTATTGGCAACGTCTTGATCTGATACAACAATAACTCTAATTACTTCGTTATTATCAACCCTACATTCAGCAAAGTGCGCCATAAACTATGACCCTCCTTAACTTAATTCCTCGTAGTTTATAGTGATAGTTGCATCTGAGGCTGCACCTGCTCCAGCTTCAATATTGTCGCCTTCTTCTAAATACAATGCAGTATTTTTATCTACGACTACTAAAGTTGCGTCTGCAGGACATGATATTGTGCTTGCTATCATAATCGGTGAACCACCTGATTTTGTAATAGCTACAGATATATCAACAGCGTTTGTACCATCTATATTTGCTACGATAATGTTATTTACTTTAAAAACTTTTCCTGAAGAACCAGCGTTTGCTAAAATTTCAGTTGTTAAAGTTGTGCCTAAATTAGCTTGAACAGATTTAGCTGTTATTGTTGAAACATTGACTAAGTTTGGTGCTGACATATTTTATATTCTCCTATCCTTATTTACCCAAAAATTAATGAAAAAGCAACAGCTAATCCAGCAGTGGCAATTTTATTTCCGCCTACTTGAGCTTGTCCCGTTCCGTTTGGAGCTATGTTAATATTACCATTTGCTCCGTCTGTTATTGTAATTGTTCCAGAATTAGTTCCAGAATTAGTATCTAAAACAAGATCATGAGCGCCGCTTGACGTAAGTGTGGCTGCAGCAGCACCTGTTCCAATAATAGTTTCTCCAGTTCCTTTTGGTTTAATATGAAGACTAACATTAGTTTCTCCACTTGCACCTAAAATAGGAGGGTTTCCTGTAGCAGCATTAGTAACTTCTAGTTCATTTACTGCTGAACCTGTTGTTTGAAATATAATTTGTTCCGCTCCATTTGCATCCGCAATGAAACCTCCATCTGCAATTTTTGGAGCTGTTAAAGTTTTATTTGTTAAAGTGTCTGTAGATGATGCAGTTATAAATCCTGTATCATCGATATCTGGATTAGTGCCATCATTTGCTGTAGCATAAACCATTTTAACTGCACCTGGAGCAAGAGTTATACTGTCTCCCGATCCTGACACATATTTAAATACTACGTTTTGTGATCCGCTTGTTGAATTTTTCAATACGTAAAAAGTTTGAACATCAAGTGGTATTGTAACGTTTCTAGAAGCTGAAATAGTTCCTGTAAATTCTATTACTCTGTGTGCAAGAGTTGCACCTGTTGATCCATCAGAAACTGATAGTGCTGTATCTCCAGAATCAGCAACTGCTTGCGTTGTAAAACCACCAACTATTTGTTCAATAAGTTGTAAATTTGTATTTGTTTTAGTTCCCCATGTACCAGCGTTTTCACCAGTTGCTTGAAGTTCTACACCTAGAGGCGTGTAAGTTGATGCCATAAATTTTATCTCCTATGCGACGTCAGTATAACTTGTATTTGATCCACTTGCAACATTAGAATAACTACTATTTGATCCACTTGCAACATTAGAATAACTACTATTTGATCCTGTTGCAACATTAGAATAACTACTATTTGATCCTGTTGCAACACTTGTATACGATGTATTTGACCCTGTGTCAATATTTGCGTAAGCTTCTATTCCTAATAATCCTACACTAGATGTAAGCTGATCTAATACTAATCCTTGTGTTACATCTACAATAGTGAAAGATCCTACACTTGTTGTTGAAGATACTCCTGTTAACCCAACTACATCAGCAGGTGATATTGCTCCTACACTTGATGTAGCAGATACTCCAGTTAGATCTAATAATTCTATAGCACCTGTAGTTAACTCTCCAACACTGGTTGTTGCCGATACACCGGTAATGGCACTTGGACCAAACTCTAATCCAGGAGTTCCTAAACTAGAAGTTAAAGCTATTCCTGTTACTGGTTCAGTGCTAACACCAAAAGCTAAACCTAAAAGTCCTTCGTCAGATGTAGCCGCTTGTCCAGTTAAACTGATTGTTGGACTAATTACAAAACTTAAACTTCCAACACTTGTAGTTGCTACTTGACTCGATAATTCATATGCAAATTCTAATGTAGGTGCTCCAACACTTGCAGTTGCATCTTGGCCCACTAAAGGAATAACTTGATTTGGAGATTCTCCCCAAGAATTATCTCCCCATGCATCTCTACCCCAACCAACCAAAGTTCCAACGTAAGACATTGTTGGTGTTGCAAATTCAGCTGATACACCTGTTAGTGGTACACCTATTTCACCATCAACTTGTAAACTACCAACACTTGAAGTTAGAGAGTGGTTTGAACCTATCATTTCTAATAGGTATTTCATCTCTATATTTATAGAACCTACTGAAGAAGTAAGACCAAAACCTGAAACAGAAATTGTTTCGTCAGCACCTTCACCCCAATCAGCATCGTTCCAAGCTAATCTTCCCCAACCTGTTTCGTTAAATTCTTCAGAGCTACCTAAAGATGTAGTAGCTGATACACCGGTTAATTCTATAGTTAAAACATTAGATTGCCATGAGTTTTGATTCCATGCAACTGAGGGGTTATCTCCGCCCCAAATTGATGTCTCGGACATAAGGTTTTACCCCCTATGCTATACGGATTATTGCGTTAGATGCGTCTGCTGTTGGAAATTGAATTGTGAAAGTTCCACTTGATACTGTTTTGTCACCACCAAAAGCGATAACAGCAACAGCTTTGTCAGATTGAGTATCATTATAAATTAATGCACCATTAGCTGTAAAAGAAGCAGAAGTATAACTTACGTCTGCAAAATCACAAACTGCAGTTGATCCAGATAAAGCTGGAGTAACACTTGTTAAGGTTGCACCGCCTGCAGTGTATGCAGATCCTGATGTGTTTGAAATCTCGTTTGATGATGAATAAGCTGTAGTTCCAGCACCTAAAGATGCTGAACTTGTAAACAAAGCTATCTTAAAAGTATTACCACTTGACGCTGTGAAATTATGTGTTCCAACTAAAATTTCTTGTTTGAAACTATTACAAATTGCCGATGATATTGCCATAATTTATCTCCTATGGGTTTGCTGATTTAACTGGTATTCGAATAGCGCCATCTGTGTAGTCATCTCTTCGTCTTCTACCAACTTGTTCGTTAGCAAACTTTTGTACCTCTTGTTTATACTTATTTTCATATAGTGTCAACATATCAATTGGACCTTTTAAGAACCCATATGTTTCTGATAGACAGCAATATAATAGACCATTTGGAAAGTTTAGACTTATATAGTTTGTAGTATTTCCAGACTCTAAAGTAGCTGGCATCTTGTTGTAGTGTACTCTAAATTTGTATGTTGTATCAGGGACCGGGGCAAGAAACATTCTTCCAGATGTAGTATCTGTATTACCTGTCGCTCCTCCATACATGGAATAATATTTAGGTTTACCTCTTTTTGAAGATTCTGTTGAAGATACATATTCTTGTAAATAAGTTACATCTTTTTTTTCTAACCAAGTATTAGCACCCGCTATAGAGGATGTTGAATCATAAACTTGAATACCTCTTATAAACAAAGCACCTGCTGGAGCATTAATAGACTCTTGACCTGTCACTAAATTACCTTCTTGTTGTAATCTATCTGCATCAATAGGAATATCTCTCATTATTCTATACTGAGAATTTAAAATTATATTTTCCAAAATAGCAGTTGTTAAAACATTTGAATCTGTTTCAGTATAATTTCTTATCTGTGTAA